ACCTAGGAGAATATCTATGAGCATTACATTTAACCAAGACGATATAGCAAAACTTAAAACACTAATACAAGAAGGTATACAAGTAAGTCAGGAAGTGGAAACACTTAATGAAGGACTACGAGATACTGTAAAGCATATCGCAGAAGAAATGGGCATCAAGCCTGCAATCATTAATAAAGCTATTAAGGTAGCATACAAGGGCGAACTACACAAGCATAGAGATGACTTTGACACACTTGAAACTATACTTGAAAGCATTGGACGACCTGATTAATGGAACAACGCAAGAAACTCAATGACAAGATAAAAGAACTTGACAGCACCAGGGTATTTAAAAAGATAACACCCAAGGGTGATTTATCCTGGTATGTCAAGTGGATATCAGTTATACTGATATTAATAGCAACAACGGCCAGAGCTACAGGAACAATACCACAAGTTGATTTATGGTTTGGATTGTTTGGAACTATAGGTTGGTGGTGGGTTGGTATGCTATGGCACGATAGAGCATTGATATTTCTAAATGGTGTGTTAGTTGCATTAATCTTTACTGGATTATTAAACTATTATTTTGGGGCGTAGTTTTGATTGATAAGATAAATTCAATTTGGGGCATAGATAATAATACAAGTGACTTAGGTAAGTTTACAGGTTACGAACACTTATACGATAAGTTTGACACTTATACAAAAGAAGTATATTACGCAAACCCAGAACAAACAATACAAGAAGTTTATGATTTATATCGTAGTGTAAACCTTGTTCCAATTACATACTTCACAGAACAAGGAATGATAGATGAGCTCAAGCACTTTAAAAGCAGAGGTTACAATCATGTTGTAGATAATGTACAAGGCTTGGGTAACAATGCTGGCTCATCTATTGGAAGATTTTTATTTCCTAATATGATGACTGCTGAACCAAAAGGCAGAGGCTCAAACAGTTTACGAGATAGATTCTTAGATGAGAAAAAACTTAAAAGAGCAATACGCATTTGTTTTGAATTTAGAGATAGTAACAAACTTGTATACCCAATGTCATTGAGAACTGCATTAGAATTAGTTACTGGAGAGAATGTTACTAACTTTAAAGCCCAACACGCCAGAAGTATTGTAGAACATTTGTGTCCTGTTATGTGGGGCAGAGTATATGACTACAGTATGGGTTTTGGTGGCAGACTGTTAGGAGTAAGTGCAAGTAATATGAACTACACTTATATTGGAACAGATCCTAACACAGAAACATTTGCTTATTTAGAATACTTAAATGAACTATTGGGTGGACCTGGAAAAGACAATGAACTATATTGTAGTACAAGTCAAGATTATCAATGCGAAGATATTGACTTAGCATTTAGTAGCCCACCTTATTTTAACTTAGAAAAATACAGTGATGAACCTACACAGTGTATGGTAGAGTTTGACAACCTTGATCAATGGTTTGAAGGATACGCAGTACCAACAATGCAAAACATATACAATGGATTAAACAGTGATGGTATCTTTGCAACAAACATTGCAGACTATAAAACATATGGACAAAAAGAACCTATCTTAGTTGTAGACCGTTGGATCGAAACTGCTGAAAAGATTGGATTCAAACATACTAACACAATCAAAATGTTACTAAGCACACGACCTGGTGTTGGTAACGATCGTAAAGAAGGTAGACAAAAGTGGGAAGGAGTATACGTTTTTGCAAAATAAAACGGCACCTACTAATACTTTTTGTATAAGTCCGTGGACAGAGGTCCATGTTGACCAGGAAGGCAGGATAGGATTTTGTTGTGTGCATAAAGGTTTTGTTGGACATATAAAAGATGTAAAGTTTAGCGATACATTCAATGGACCAGACTATAAATTAGCAAGACAACAAACACTTAGTAACATTTGGCCATCAGGTTGCCAACTATGTGAGAACTCGGAACAGTATGCAGATTCTAGTATGCGTTACAACAACTGGATTCAATATGAATCAGATCTAAATAATAATGTAGATTTTACTAATCCAGAACAACAAATTAAAAAGTTTAAAGTAGATTTTAGTAATGCATGTAATCTACGGTGTACAATGTGTAGTCCACACAGAAGCACAGGCTGGTACAAAGATATAAAAGTAATTGAAGATAATCTAACTCAAGAAGAAGTAAGCCGAGTAGTTTTCAATCCAAAAAACAGAGAGTATGGGTTACCTATAAGTTTTATAGATGACAACTTAGATGTTATACTTAAAACAGAATTAATAGATGTAAGCGGCGGCGAACCTTTTTATATGCCACAGTTCAAATACCTAGTTGATAAGTTAATAGAACATAACTACAAAGGCAAACTAAAAATAATAACAAATCTTACATTAGTTGACAACGCATACTTTGAAAAGATAAAAACATTAAATTCTACATTAGTTGTAAGTATGGATGGTGTAAATAATTTATACGAATATATAAGACCAAGCATACCGTTTGGCAAGTACAAAGGAACTGATATACAAGATAGAATTAAAAATTATAATCAACACTTAACGGTGTCAATTGCATATACACCACAATTAATGAATGTATATAACATAAGTGATTATATAACTTGGTTAGAAACATTTGTACCCAAGCAAGATATTGGATTTAATTTTAATAGCCCACTAACAGGGCCAAAATATTTAAGTATATCTGTACACCCAGATGTTGAATATAAAAATAAGTTAGCAGACGAAATAGAACAAAAGTTTGGCAAAGAATCAAGACTTAATATGATAGTAGATCACTTGAGAACACCACGTACAAAACAAGACGAAGATGACTGGAAATTGTTTTGTAAAACTATAGATATTCTTGACAAACACAGAAAAACAAGTATAATTAAGTATGTACCCGAACTAGAGAAATATTGGATTAAAGAATGAGCTACGTAGACGCACACCACGATAAAAACAAAGACATTGTACAAGTTGTAGAACGAATCAACGGCAAAAGAGAATTCAGAGAAATTCCTGCTAAGTACACATTTTATTACAAAGACCCTAAAGGTAAATTTACAAGCATCTTTGGTGAAAAGCTAGAACGCATTGTGTGTAACACAAGCAAAAAGTTTAACACGGAGAAAAAGATACATGGACACAAAGGCTTGTATGAAAGTGATGTAAATGTTATTTTTAAAACATTCGCAGAGAATTATGATCCACAATCAGTTCCAGAGCTAAATGTTTGTTTCTTTGATATTGAGACAGACTTTAACAAAGAAGTAGGGTTTGCTCCACCTGAAGATCCTTTCAATGCTGTAACGGCAATTAGTTTGCACAACAGTTGGATGAATACAACTATTTGTCTTGCTATTGGTCCTAAGACTATGACATTTGATGAGGCAGAAACTGTTACTAATAAGTTTGAGAATACTATTCTGTTTAACACAGAACGAGAAATGCTTGAAGCGTTTTTAGACTTGATTGACGATGCAGATATTTTAACAGGTTGGAACAGTGAAGGCTTTGATATTCCGTATCTTGTAAACAGGGTATCTAGGGTAATGAGCAAAAGTCACACACGCAAATTCTGTTTATGGAATATGCTTCCCAAAGAACGAAAGTTTGAGCGTTTTGGAGCAGAGCAACAAACATATGATTTGCATGGTCGTGTACACATGGACTATATGCAATTGTATAGAAAGTATACATATCACGAAATGCATTCATACAGTTTAGATGCAATTGGTGAATATGAATTAGGTGATCGCAAAGTAGATTACGAAGGTACACTAGATCAACTATACAACAATGACTTTGAAAAGTTTATTGCTTATTCGAGACAAGATGTTGACTTGCTTGTAAATTTAGACAAGAAGCTACAGTTTATTGACTTAGCAAATGTGTTAGCACATTCTAACACAGTGTTGCTACAAACAACAATGGGTGCGGTTGCACAAACAGACCAAGCTATTATTAACGAAGCACATACTAAAGGCTTAATTGTTCCTGACAAGCGTTACGACAGAGATTCAACACAAGCCGCAGGTGCCTATGTTGCAACACCTAAAAAAGGTATGCACAAATGGGTTGGAAGTATTGACTTGAACTCACTGTATCCTAGTATTATTCGTAGTTGTAATATGAGTACTGAAACTATTGTTGGGCAGGTGCGACATTCTTACACAAAAGAAATGATTCAAAAGGCTCGTACAGTTGCTGAAGCATGGGAAGGAAAGTTTGCTTGTCATGAGTATGAACTTGTAATGGATAAGAACATTGACGAGTTGCTACATTTAGACTTTGAAGACGGAACTAGTTTTGAAGCCACTGGCGCAGAGATATATGAAATTGTGTTTAACAGTGGACAACCTTGGATTATTAGTGCTAACGGAACTATCTTTACATACGAGAAAAAAGGTGTTATTCCTGGATTGCTAGAGCGTTGGTATGCAGAGCGTAAAGAATTACAAGCAAAGGCTCGCGATGCTAGAGCAGAAGGCGGAGATAAGTTTGCATTTTGGGACAAGCGACAGTTGGTTAAAAAGATTAACTTGAACAGTTTGTACGGTGCGTTACTTAATCCTGGCAGTAGATTCTTTGATAGTAGGCTAGGACAGAGTACAACACTAACAGGTCGTTGTATTGCAAAGCACATGGCTGCAGAGCTTAATAAGATTATTGCAGGCGAATATGATCACCAAGGCAAAGCAATTGTATATGGTGATACTGACTCTACTTATTTTAGTTCATATCCTATGTTAGAAGACCAAATTAAAAACAAAGAAATCAATTGGGATGTTGATACTATTATTAGTTACTATGATGCAATTTGCGAAGAAGTAAACAAAACATTTCCTGGATTTATGAGTAGAACATTTCATACTACACTAGACTTGGGTGCAATTATTGCCGCTGGTCGAGAAATGGTAGGCAGTGCAGGATTGTTTATTACAAAGAAGCGTTATGCAATGTTAGTAGTTGACAACGAAGGCAAGCGAGAAGATGTAGACGGCAGTGCAGGTTATATTAAAGCAATGGGCTTAGACTTGAAGCGTAGTGA